AAAAAAGTAGCTTAACTCTTTGGGCTATACTTTAGCCCTTACCCCAATAGCCCCCTTGATTAATTTCTAGGGGGCTTTTTTTATGCCCTGATTTTACCCTGAGTAGTTACCAAAGTTACACTAGATACAAAATTTCATACCACCTTGATTGCCTACAACTGTTAACTTGATTAACCTTAAAAATATTTCTAGTTACCCTTAATTTATTTTTAGTTACCCCTGACAATATTACAAGGGGTGATTTGAATTACACTTGAAAAAAACTTGATAACCCCTATGGGGTACGCAGGGGGCAGGGGGGGTGTATATATACATACATATGCACTCACCACAAAATCACAGAAGTGACTGTTAACTACTCTTGGGCTATATTTATTCTATCCCTAAATAGCTCTGGGCTATACCTTTAGGGTACCTTTATATAGATACTAAAGCTCCCCTGGGGTACCCTTAATGGTACATTATACACCCAATTTCAGGAATTGTCAATAGGTATTTAAAATTTTTTTTATATACCCCTTGACATCTTGTCAAATATTGTTATAATAGATAATCATGGGTCTATCAAAGGGATCACACACAACTTCAAGGTAAATAAATGTAACCAAGGATTGTCACTGATACACCCAACCAATATAGGCTGCAGCCGATTAACAACAACACATGATACACTTTCTGTTATTTATTTCTACCCTTGTTTTATTTATGGATTACATGAATAAGTTTTACATCTTCAAAGACAAAGATGATCCACAAACTAAACAATGGATTGCTGAAATAGAAGCAGACAAGCGTAGAGAGGAATTTTTTAATAAAGATAAAAACAATGGCTAAATACGAATCAAATTTAACGCAAAAAGAAAAAGATAACCTACTTGCAAAATCTAGAGAAACTACAAGACGTAAGTTCTCTAAGGTTAGAGATTTCTTTACTCGTAAAAGAAAAACTCCTGCAGTATCTGCAAGAGCTAAAAAAATTAAACAAGCACAAGCTGACGTAGAAAGAGAATTACCAAGAGGTAGACCATCTCCATCACAGATGGAAGATTACAAACCATCAGTTACTAAATCAACTGTATCATCATTTGGACAAGCTTTTAAAAAAGCTAGACTAGAAGGTCTAGACACATTTTTATTTAAAGGAGAAAAATTCTCAACAGCAACTGCTGAAGATGTAAAAGAATCTGGAAGCAAAAGTTTGAGAGAATATCTCAATAAAAAGCTTGCAGATGAGGAAAACGAATAATACAGACGAACTTTCTTTTTGGGAGTTAATGAGAATTGTTAATGAACGAAATGGATTCTACTATACTACCACAGACAAAAAAAGAACTTACCGAAATGCAGGAAAAGTTTCTAGACGCATTATTCGGAGAAGCAAAAGGCAGTTTAAAACAGGCAGCTGAGATAGCAGGTTATTCACCAAACTCCTATCCTAAAGTTGCTAGGAATTTGAAAAAAGAGATTTTAAGTTTAGCAGAAGAAAAGTTATCAACTCATTCTGCAGAAGCGGCTAATAGGTTAATCACCTTACTAGATGAAGACGGCACTACTCCACAAGCAAGTATTCGTCTAGCAGCCGCTAATTCTATTTTAGATAGAGTCGGAATTACAAAAAAAGACCAACTAGATATAAATATGAAAGCCATGCATGGTATATTTATATTACCTGCAAAAGATGGAAGCGATAAAGATTAGAAAAAGAGGAAAGACTATTCCATTTGGTTTTAAAGAATCTACAGAAGCTGGATATCTTGAACCAATCAAAGAAGAATTAGATGCACTTAAACAAGCAAGAGAATATTTGAAAACATGTTCTCTAAGAGAAACGGCAAATTGGTTACAACGAAAAACAGGTAGACGTATATCGCATGTCGGACTTAGACAAAGAATTAATAGCACCTCCGAAACCGAAGAGGCAACCACAGAAGAAAAAGCAGAAAGCTAAAATATCTGCAAAGCAAGCTCTAGAACGAAGTAGAAAAAAAGTTGCTAAAGCTGAACAAGCTTTACGTTCTGCAAAACAGTCAGCTGAAAATATAAAAAATAAAATTAAAGCTGTTAACAACGCATTAGACGGAAAAGAAACACAACTACTTACTGAAGATATAATCAAAAGTGTTCCTAATAATGTTCAAGAGCATGTTAAATCGCAAGATGTAATCTTTAAACCTAACAAAGGTCCACAAACAGATTTCCTTGCAGCTTCAGAAAGAGAAGTATTTTATGGTGGTGCTAGAGGCGGTGGTAAATCATACGCCATGCTGGTTGATCCTTTGAGGTATTGTACAAAAGCTTCTCATAGGGCACTGTTAATAAGGAGGACAATGCCTGAGTTGAGAGATTTAATAAATCATTCTCAACGATTATATTCACGGGCATTTCCTGGAGCAAAATGGAGAGAACAAGAAAAGGAGTGGAGATTTCCATCAGGTGCAAGAATAGAATTTGGTTATGCAGAAAACATGACGGATGTTTTACGTTACCAAGGTCAATCTTATACATGGATAGGAATAGACGAGTTACCTCAATACCCTACTCCAGACATATATAATTTTTTAAGATCTTCTTTAAGATCGGTAGACCCAGAGATACCTGTTTACATGAGAGCTACAGGCAATCCAGGTAATATTGGATCTCAATGGGTTAGAGAAATGTTTGTAGATCCAAGTGAGCCAAATAAGCCATTTGACATATCTATAACTACGCCTACAGGTGTCAGAAAAATATCAAGACGTTTTATACCTGCTAAGCTACAAGACAATCCATCATTGATGCAAACTGATGATTATTATATTATGTTAGCATCATTACCTGAAGTACAAAGGAGACAATTTTTAGATGGAGACTGGGATGCATTTGATGACTCTTCTTTTCCAGAATTTAAAAAAGATGTGCACGTTGTCGAGCCTTTTGAAATTCCTAAAGGCTGGTACAGATTTCGTGCTGCAGATTGGGGTTATAGCTCTCCTGCTTGTTGCCTCTGGTTTGCTATTGATTATGATAATAATCTTTGGTGCTATAGAGAGATTTACCCGATAAAACTTACTGCAGATGTTTTTGCTAGAAATGTTTTACAAGCAGAACACGGTGAGTATATTGCTTATGGAGTTCTAGATTCTAGTACTTGGGCTAAACGAGGAGACATTGGTCCTAGTATAGCAGAGACTATGATTCAACAAGGTTGTCGTTGGAGACCATCTGATCGATCACCAAAAAGTAGAATTAGTGGAAAACTAGAAGTGCATAAACGACTTGCAATTAATCCTGATTCAAAAGAACCAGGTCTTAGAATTTTTTCAACATGTCGTAACTTAATACGAACTTTAGGAACATTACCTATTGATAAAAATAATCCTGAAGATGTAGATACAAAAGCAGAAGACCATGCATACGATGCTTTACGATATGGATGTATGAGTAGACCTATGCATCCAGGATATGCAAAACAATTTAGAAATTATAATAACGAAAGTACATTCAACCCTGTTGATATGAAATTTGGATATTAATATGCCACTGACAAAGAAAGGAACAAAGATTAAAAAATCAATGGAAAAGCAATATGGTAAAAAGAAAGGACAGTCTGTCTTTTATGCCATGGAAAACTCTGGTAAATTAAAAGGTGTCAAAAAATCTAAAACTTCCAGAAGTTAATAAAAAAAATTTTGACTATCCACTTGTACAGGTATGGTGGGAAGATATTGTTTCAGAATCAAGCTGGAGTGATATCATTGATATTAAAAAATCTAAGACAGCTATTTGTTGTAGCGTTGGTTGGTTAATGTTAGAAAATCAAAAAGTTACAATTCTTATGGCTGATTTTAGTTTTGAAAATAATAATGAAATTAAACAAGGTGGTTCATTTACAACAATACCCACAAAAAATGTTATTAAAATAAAAAAAATTAAATACTAGGAGAAAACCCCATGCCGAGAAAAAAGAAAGAAGAAACTTTAGAGGATATTATGGATAGAATAGAAGAAGATTTAAATACACTAAGACACATGATATGGGATATGCAATGTGAGGACAACTCATCAGATGATGAAGATGAAGATTTTGATGACGAAGACTTTGACGATGAAAACGATGAAAAGGAGGATGACTAATGGAAAAATCATTTGATCCAAATGCAAAAATAACACAAGGTCAATTAAGTACAGCTGCTGATGGTAAACAACCAAATCAGCCAACTGTTAATATTGATTTTGAAAAGCATGCACCTAGAAAAGGTGAATCTGAAAACTATTTAGCGGACAATAATGTTCCAACTAAATCTGGATCAGAGCATGTACAAGGTAAACTTTTTGCATTGGCTGACGAAAAGGACTACTAATGGACTTTAAAGAAATATACAAACATACTGAAACTAAAAAAATAGTTGATAAAGTAAAAAAAGTTTACAAACACTTTACTGAACCACAAGAAAAAAAGGGTAAACCAAAAGGAAAGAAGTATGGTGAAACAGATTTACTATCTGGTTCTGATTATTTTCCTCCTAAACCTTAATAGTTTTGCTATGGATAAAAATATTAAACCAGAACCTAAACCTCAATCGCTAAAATCAGCTTATATTCCTGAATTATATGCTGGTGTTAGTCCTATTTTAGAAAAAAAATCTAGAGAATACGTTAAAAAAGAATTAAATAAAAAATATTCTAACAGTTTCTTAGGAAAAAACAAAAAATACGGAACAATACAAGGAGAATAACATGATGAAAAGATACATGCATGGAGAATTAGCACCTGATGTAGCTAAAAGAGCAAATGATAAGCTACAATTAGATCCAAATGCAAAAATAACTCAAGGAGCTACGGCTTCTGACGGTTCAGATGCAAAAGGAAAGTCTAAATCAGGCGTTGATAAATCTATTTTTTCAATGGCAGAACAAAGAGATTACTAATAAATAAATAAAATGGCTGACGATAAACAACAAGAAGGATATCACGGTAATAATCTTGTTGGTCATATTCGTAGTAAGTTTCAAGAATCAGAAACTTCTAAGATCTATGATGAAAAAAGATGGTTAAAAGCTTACAGAAACTATAGAGGTATCTATGGTCCTGAAATGGCTTTTCGTGATAATGAAAAATCTAAAGTATTTGTAAAAATTACAAAGACTAAAGTCCTTGCTGCGTTTGGTCAAATTATTGAAGTATTATTTTCACAAGGTAAGTTTCCATTAGGTATAAAACCTACTACAGTTCCAGAAGGCACTTCAGAATATGCAAGATTAAGACAGCCTGATGAACAAGAAAGTGAAAAAGAAAAAGATATCAATGCAAGTAATGTTGCAAAAGATATGTATGGATATCCTGGTGATGGTAAAGAAATAAAACCAGGTGCAACAGTTGCAGATTTAATGCAGACTCTTGCTCAAGATTTTGATAAATTAGGTTTTGAAGAAGGAACTGCAATTCGTGGTGAACCTCAAATTGAACCAGCTAAGATGGCTGCTGAAGCAATGGAAAAATTAGTCCATGATCAATTAGAAGAATCAAAAGCTGTTACTATTATGCGTCATACATTTTTTGAAATGGCATTAATGGGAACAGGAATTATTAAAGGTCCATTTACAAATAGTAAAACATATCATAGTTATGATAGAGTTGAAGATGTAAATATTTATGTAGCAAAAGAAAAATCAGTTCCAAGTATTGAAGCTGTATCATGTTGGGATTTTTATCCAGATCCAAATGCTACTAATATTAGTGACTGTGATTATGTAATTCAAAGACATAGTTTTAATAAACAGCAATTAGCTGATTTAAAAAAGAAACCTATGTTTGATGCTGAAGAAGTTGAAGCATGTTTAAAAGAAGGACCTAACTATCAAGTAAGAGGATACGAATCTTCATTATATGATAGAGAAAATATTACAAGTATTTATAAAAATAGATTTGAAGTATTAGAGTACTGGGGTATTCTTGATGCAAAAATTGCTAGAGAAGGTGGGTTAGATGTTTCAGAAGATATGGACTTTGTCCATGTTAATGCATGGATTTGTGGTAATCATATTTTAAGAATTGTAGAAAATCCTTTTACTCCAAAAAGAATACCATATTTAGTATGTCCATATGAAGTAAACCCATATCAATTCTTTGGTGTTGGTATTGCAGAAAATATGGAAGACTCACAACAAATTATGAATGGTCATGCAAGAATGGCTATTGATAATTTGGCACTTGCTGGTAATTTAGTTTTTGATGTTGATGAAACTATGTTAGTACCAGGTCAGGATATGAAAGTATTTCCTGGTAAAATATTTAGAAGACAAAGTGGTCAAACAGGTCAAGCTGTACATGGATTAAAGTTTCCAAGTACTGCTGTTGAAAACTTACAAATGTTTGATAAGTTTAGACAACTTGCAGATGAATCAACTGGTATTCCATCATACTCACATGGTGCAACAGGTATTCAATCAACAACTAGAACTGCTTCAGGTATGTCAATGTTGATGGGTGCAGCTGCATTAAGTATTAAAACAGTTATAAAAAATATTGATGATTACCTCTTGAAACCCCTAGGTGAAGCATTATATCATTGGAACATGCAGTTTAATGATGATGCTCCAGAAATAAAAGGTGACTTAGAAGTTAAAGCAGAAGGCACATCTTCACTAATGCAGAAAGAAGTTAGATCACAAAGATTAATTACATTTATGCAAACAGCTTCTAATCCTGCTTTAGCACCTTTCGTTAGATGGCACACATGTTTAAAAGAAATAGCAAAATCATTGGACATTGATCCAGAACAATTAATTAATGATCCAGAAAAAGCTGCAATCTACGCAAACATAATGGGAATGGCAAATGGAAATCAAACTAATAGAGCCTCTGTTGGAGGACAAAATCAAATGGGATCGACTGGACCAGTTCCTGTCGGGGCTTCAGCAGAAGATGTATCAGGAGCTGGAGGTGGCAACATCGGAACAGGCAGTGTACCGATGCCAGGGGAAGCTGGCTTTAGTGCGTCAACTCCGCAATCTGAAAGAAGCACACAAACGCAATAAAGAAAATGGTATTACAACTTAAAAAAGATAACACAGGTCAATATATTGTTGACTATGGAATTACAGATACTACAAAACCAGCGGTAACTGCTGGTGAGTTTGAAGCTTACTCTGGTTTAAAAGACCAGACAACTTTAGTTGGGGGTACAACACTAGGTGAACAAACACAAAAAGTTATGCGTGAAGCTCCTGGTCAAGTAACTACAGAAGTTGACCCAGAAACAGGTGAAGTTAAAACTAAAACAACTGGACAGCAAGTTGAAGTTGAACAAAAACCTATTACAAGTTTAGAAACACAAACAGGTGCTGCAGTTCAACCTACAGAAACGCCTTTAGAAAAAGCAATGAGATTTGCTAGTGCAACTGCACCTTCACAACAAAATCAATTTGATCCTAATGAATACTTTAGTAGAATTGAAGCTATTCAAAAGAATGCACAAAAAGCACAATTAACTAATACACTAATTAAAGGTGGAATGGATATTGGAATGACTTATTTAAGAGGTAAGTTAGGTGGATTCTCAACTGGTGGTATTGTACAAACCCCATTAAGTGGTGGTACTTATGGTACTGGTGGTGGATTTATGTCAACACCTACTGGTGGTGGTTTTGCAGCTGCTGGTGCTACATTATTACAAGGTGGTAGTGTTAAAGATGCTGCTAAAGTCGGTGCTGGTACAGCTGTTGGTACAGCACTTGGAACTGCAGTAGGTGGACCTATTGGTGGTGCAATCGGAGGTGCTATCGGAAGTATTATAGGATGTTTTTTACCAGATACATTAATTAAAATGGCTGATGGAACTGAAAAGAAAATTATTGATATTAATTTAAAAGATAATATTGAAGTTGGTGGTTTTGTATTTGCAACTGGTAAATTTTTAGTTAATAATTTATTTGATTATAAAGGAATTAAAGTTTCAGGAGAACACCTAGTAAATGAAAATGGTAAATGGTTAAAAGTTAAAGATAGTCAATTTGCTAAATCACTAGGTAATGATGAACATATAGTTTATACATTAGGCTCACAAAATAGAAGAATATTAATCAACGATATATTATTTACAGATTACTTTGACTTTGAAGAGCAGAAGACGTTGGCAGCTTAATCAAGATTATCCAACTTTACAACAATGGTTTAAGGAACATAAATGGGAATCACCTATTCCAAAAGATGTTCTACCAGAACTTGGGATTATAATCGATGATATATGTGCTGCTGGATTACATGTAGATAAAACTTCTAGTATGGCTTATATGTATGGTATATTTTCAAATCCTAATACATCTAAAATAAAATTATTTAAAGCTATGATAGATTGTATTGATGGTATAAAAGAACTAGGAAAAGAATTAAATTTAAAATATATTTATACAATAACAGGTGAAAATTCATTACATAAATTATATGAAAATCATTTACACTTGACAAAACTAGAAAACACGATAAAATCATATATTATAGATTTAAATAATACAAACAAAAATTTAGATTGGATATCAGAATAATATGGCAATAGGACCAGGCGATAAAGTAACAACAACAGGAATGATGGATGTTAAACCTAAAACTCCACAAGCACCTAATTTAAGTGCTTTGGGTAAAGGTCAAGAACAACCTCAACAAGCACCTACTCCAGCACCTGCAGAAGAACCTGTAAGTGATTTAAAAAGACAATTTCCAGATGCAAGTGATATGGAATTAGAATTTGCAGAAAGAGCAAAAAGCTTAACTGATGAGGATACTGCAGCTTTACAATCTGTATTATCCCCATCTGTTAGAACAGCATTAGGTAAAATTATACCAGAGTTCAAAGAAGTTATGGACGCTTATGGTAGTAATGAGGCTAATGTAGTTATACCTGTATCTATAGCAAGTAAATATGCTATGTCAAAGTATAACACTTCAGATCCAAACGAAGCATTACAGAGTATGACAACTGAATTATTAGCTGTTTCTGAAATGCAACCAATGGGTCAACAACCGATGGAACAACAAACTACTGTGCCACCTAGTCCACAACCACAAGGTATAATGACTAGCCCACAAAATATGGAACAAGTATAAGAGCTACCCTTATCCATAAGGCACTCAACCCAAGAGGTAAAAATAATGGAAGAAGAAAAAAATGTTCAGGAAACTGAACAAGTTGAAGCAACTGAAGAAAATCAAGAAGTCGAAAAGAAAGTAGAGTTAAAAGATTCTAATCCTTATCATAAAGATTATGGTGATGAAGATGATGAAACAAAAGCTTTTCTTTCTGGTAAACTTTCTAAATATCATCAGGAGCAAAGAGAGGCAAACGCAGCAACCGAACAGAAGGACACCGATGCGTCTGAAGAAACTGCAGACAAAACAGACACCAAGGCTACTCCTATCGCTGAACGCCCTGCAAACGCTGAAGACAAAGTCTTTAAGAAACGTTATGACGATCTTAAAAGACACTATGATTCTACAATTTCAAAACACAAAGACGAGCTTCGTCAATTACGAACTCAGTTAGAATCAAGTACAAAACAATTTGTTCCTCCAAAATCTCAAGAAGAATTAGAGAAATGGAGAAGAGAATATCCAGATGTTTATGGCATGATTGAAACTATTGCTATAACTAAGGCTGACTCTAGAGCAAAAGAAGTAGAGGAGAAATACCAATACTTACAATCTCAACAAGAACAAATTGCAAGGGAAAAAGCTGAAGTAGAACTTTTAAAACTACATCCAGACTTTAATGAGATTCGACAAAAAGAAGAATTTCATGAGTGGGCTGGTAGGCAAGATCCTGTTATACAAGGTTGGTTGTATGAGAATACATCTAACGCATCATTAGCTGCTAGAGCTTTGGATCTATATAAAATGGATGCAGGTGTTAGTAAGTTAAATAAACAGGAAAAAGCTGATGTAAAAAAAGAAGCTGCTAAAGCTATTACTAAAACAAAAAAGAGTACTGATTCTGATATGCCAAATAAAAAGATTTGGACAATTGCTGAGATTTCTAAATTGAAACCTCATCAGTATGAGAAGTATGAGAAGGAGATCGACTTAGCACGTTTAGAAGGTAGAATTAAACAATAACCTTAAACTAAACAACTACTAATAGGAGGAAATAATATGGCTTTTGGTAGTGCTGGTGGATACGGAAATTTACCTTCAGGTAATTTTACTCCACAAATATTTAGCCAAAAGGTTCAAAAATTCTTCAGAAGAGCATCAGTGGTAGAAGATATTACTAACACTGATTACGCTGGAGAAATTGAAAACTTTGGTGATACTGTTAAAATAATAAAAGAACCAACAATCACTGTCCAAGATTATGCGAGAGGAACAGCTGTATCTACACAAGATTTAGCTGACGATCAATTAACTTTGGTAGTAGATCAAGGTTCATACTTTGCTTTCAAAGTAGATGACATTGAAGAAAGACAATCTCATGTAAACTTTGAAGCACTTGCAACTTCTTCAGGTGCATACTCGTTAAAGAAAAGCTACGACTACAATGTATTAAAATACATTTATGACAATGCTTCTACTTCAGTGTCTAACACTGGAACAGATGCTTCTGCTGTATCAGGCGGATCAGATGGCGACACTTTAGCTGGTATTGTATCAAAAGCTAAAACGGTTTTAGATGCAAATGATGTACCAGAAGAAAATAGATGGTTAGTTGCTCCACCAAAATTCTTTGAAAATTTAAGAATTGCAAGTGGTAAGTTAATGGACCAATCTGTAATGTCTGATGGTGGATCTTCACAAATCAGAAATGGTAAAGTAACTGATAGACCTTTGTTTGGATTCAATATGTATTCTTCAAATGCTATCGTTGCTGGCGGTACTGGATCAGCTGCAAGTCATACTTTTAGTACGACTTCAGGTTCAACTGAACACATATTCTTATATGGACATATGTCTGGTGTTGCAACTGCTAACCACATTGCAAAAACTGAATTAATCAGAGATCCTGATTCATTCGCTGACATCGTGAGAGGCTTACACGTTTTTGGAAGAAAAGTTCTAAGAACTGAAGCTGTTTACTCAGGTGTTGTAACACTTTAATAGTAGGAGGACATAAACAATGACTGCTTATAATAGTTCTAATACAAATAGAATAATCAAAGCATCTTCTGATGCTGTGAGAGTTATGTCAGAAGTTGTAGATTTCTCTTCTACAACTAACGCTGCAACTGATACTTTTGATGTTATCGGAATTCCTGCTAACACAATGGTAATCGCTGCGGGTTGTGACGTATTGACTGCTGATACTGCTGGAAACAGTGGTACATTAGCTGTTGGTGATAGTTCAGGTGCTGCTGTATATGTAGCAGCTGCTGCTCCAACTGCAGCTGGTCAAATGACTTTAGTAGATGACTCTAAAGCATATTCAGCTGGTGATGACATCAGATTGACTATTGCTACTGGAGCAATCAACGCTAAAGTTAGAGTATGGGCAACTATGATTTCACTTGATAAAGGTGGAACAGACGCTGATACTGATTCACAAACAGTAACTTTTAGTTAATAAATAAAATTCTTAGGGGGAGATTGATTCTCCCCCTTTGAGTACTTGGAATGCCATAATGGATTCCATTTATAACTCGCTTAAACAAGGAGAAAAAAATGACATTAAATATGTTACCAAATATGTTTAATTCACTAACAGTAGGATTTGATTCTATGTTTGATGAATTAGCAAAATTACCTTCTTCAACATTTCCACCATATAATATTGAGAAAGTTGAGGATGGAAAGTATAAAATTACTTTCGCAGTTGCAGGTTTTAACAAACAAGATATAGATGTTAGCTGCAAAGAAAATACTTTGAAAGTATCAGGCAAGGTAGAAATGCCAAAGAACGCTGATTACTTATACAAAGGTATTGCGGAAAGAGCATTTAATCAATCTTTTAAATTAGCAGACTATACAACTGTAGTTGGTGCTGAAATGAAAGATGGTTTACTACATGTCAATTTAGAACAGGAATTACCTGAATCTAAAAAAGAAAAAAAAGTAAACGTTAAATAATTATAAGGGGAGTATACCTTGGCTACAACTTATCTTACACTAACTAATAGAGTACTTAGAGAACTAAATGAAACAGAATTAACTTCTGCTAACTTTAGTAATAGTCGAGGTATACAAACCGCTGTAAAAGATTTTGTCAATAAATCTATTCATGATATTTATAATGAAACTGGAGAGATACCATTATTACATTCAAGAACAACACAAGATTTAGAAATAGGTGATAATGAATATAGTTTTCCAGCAGATATTAGAAAAGCAGATATGGATTCATTTACACTTGGTCCAAAAGAATTAATTACAAATGGTGAATTTACTTCTAATATAATTGGATGGACAACAAGTAGTGGATCACCTGCATACTCTAGTGCTGGAAATGGAAGATTAGGATTAAGCAATGCAGCAGCATATCAAACCATTTCAACTGTTGTAAATAAAACATATAGAATTCAAGTTAGAGCTTTAAATACAAATTTAAACTCTGATATTTTAACTGTTAAAATAGGAACTAGTGATGGTGATACTACAAATTTAAGTTCATCAATAACAGTTAATAATTATGGTGAAGGTGATATTTTAAATACAACATTTACTGCAACTGTAAAAACAACTTATATTCAATTAGCAACAACTGGAGATTTTACTGTTGATTATATTAGAGTATCAAGAAATGATATTTTAAATAGAAAATTAACTTTTATATCTTATGATAATTATTTACAAAGTTATAAAGCAACTGATGATACTAATAACAGTGGTAATTATGCAGCTCCATTAAGAGTTTATATATTACCAAACTACAGTTCATTTGGTGTAAGTCCAAGACCTGAGAATAATGAATATAGAGTTGCTTATGAATATTATACAACTCATACTGATTTATCAGCACATGGTGATACTATGACTTTACCAGATAGATTTTCAACTCTAATTATTGATAGAGCAAAATATTATACATATATGTTAAGATCTGATCCGCAACATGCACAATTAGCTGATAGAGATTTTCAAAGAAAACTTAGATTATTAAAAGTAGATTATGCAACTAAAAATGATTATATGAGATCAGATAGTATTGCAGAAAGTATTGCTACTAACATTGGAGGAACAATAGGATAATGATAAGAGAAGAATTAGAAAAAGCAAAAGTACAAGATAATCTTGATTATAAGTCAGATAAAGAAAAAATACAAATGGCTAGTGGTAAAGATGGTCCTGGTATTTCTGCAAGAGAATTAGCTGATATGCCAGGTACAACTATTCAAGAGAAAATTGAAAATGCTCTTGGTATAAAAGTTATGCCAAACATTAAATTAGAAGACGCTATAAAATTATTGAAAGATAAAAAGAATAAGGGATAATTAATGCCAGCAACTGACTTAATATCACCATTTGTGGTTAGTTGTGCAGGAGGGTTAACACTTAATAAAGATGTGTTTTCTATGGCTCCTGGTGAAGCATTGATATTAAGAAACTTTGAACCTGATATTAAAGGTGGGTATAGAAGAATTAGTGGAACTGCATTATATAATTCTACAATTGTACCACAAGGATCTAGTAATACAAGTTTAACAATTGATTGTGCAATTATATTTAATGCACAAATTATTGTAGCAAGAGGTGGTGATATTTCTAGAGGAACTACATCTGGAAGTTGGACTTCACTAACAACAGGTTTAGGTACATCTACTCGAGCATACGATTTTGAAAAATATAATTTTGATGGCACTGATAAAGTCATTATAGCTACAGGTCATTCTGCTGCTCAATCTATTAGTAGTGCATGGGCTGTTGATCCTATTAATGCAACAGGTGGTGGAACTGCTCCAACAAATCCTAAATTTGTAAAAGTATTTCAAAACCATATGTTTTATGCTGGTGCAACAAATCCACAAGAAGTTTTATTTAGTGCTCCATTTTCAGAAGATGATTTTAATACAGCTGATGGTGCAGGATCATTTAAAGTTGACTCTAATGTTGTTGGCTTAAGAGTATTTAGAAATGAATTATTCATATTCTGTGAAGATAGAATTTATAAATTAACAGGTACCTCATCTGCAGATTTTGCCGTTCAAGAAGTAACAAGAAATATTGGATGTAGAGATGGTGGTAGTATTCAAGAGATTGGTGGTGATGTTATATTTTTAGCACCAGATGGTTTAAGAACTATTGCAGGTACAGCTAGAATTGGTGACGTTGAACTTGGATCTATATCTAGACAAATACAAGCAAGAATTGATGAAGTAGGTTTAGATAGAATATCATCATTAGTTATTAGAGATAAATCACAATACAGATTATTTTATCCAACAACTGCAGGTTCACAGGCATCATCAAAAGGTATTATTGGAGTATTGAAATCAAATGTTAATACTGGACAAATTGGTTTTGAATATTCAGATATTATTGGTATTAAACCTGCATGTGCAGATTCTGATTTTATAAGTAGTGTAGAGACACAAGTATTTGGTGGTTATGATGGTTATATTTATAAAATGGAAGTAGGTAATACTTTTGCTAATGGAACATCTACTGACACTATTATAGCAACTTACAGATCACCTGACATGGTTATGGGTGATCCTGGTTTAAGAAAATATATGCAAAGAGTTAACCTAAACTATGAAGGTGAAGGTACAACTGTAAATGCAGACTTAGCAGTTAGATATGACTACGATAGTCAAGATACACCACAACCAAATAAAATTGCTTTAACATCAGCGGGTGGTGCTGCTTTATACGGTACAGCTATTTATGGTAGTGCTTTATATGGTGCATCAGGAACACCACTTATAAGGCAAACTGTAGAAGGATCTGGTTTTGCAGTTGCTTTAAAAATAGATGATAGAAATCAAACAGATGCCTTTTCAGTTAAAGGTTTTCAATTAGAATTTACTGCAGGAGGAAGAAGATAATGGCAGGCTATTCAGCAAGACAATCAACATATACTACAGGTGATACTATTGCAGCTGCAGATACTAATGATGAGTTTAATCAATTATTATCTGCATTCAATGCAACCACAGGACACACGCATGATGGAACTGCGGGTGATGGTGGACCTATATCTGTATTAAGAAATACAACTGGATACAATAAAGTATTAGTTGATGATTCAAATAATCATTTAGAATTTTATGTTAACGTTTCATCAGCAGCGGTAGAACAAATTAAAATACAAGATGGTGCTATTGTTCCAGTTACTGATAATGATATTGATTTAGGAACTTCTTTATTAGAATTTAAAGATTTATATATTGATGGTACTGCAAACATTGATAGTTTAGTTGCCGATACAGCTGATATTAATGCAGGTACAGTTGATGCAACTATTGGTGGTACAACTCCTGCTGCAGGTACATTTACAACTTTAACTGCAAATACAAGTTTAGCTTTAGCATCAGGTGCAACCGTTACAGCTATATTAGATGAAGACACAATGTCATCTGATAGTGCAACTGCAATTGCTACTCAACAATCTATTAAAGCATATGTTGATACACAAATTGCAGCAGTTCCTGTTGGAGACATTACTTCAGTTGTTGCTGGCACAGGTTTATCAGGTGGTGGTACAACTGGTGATGTAACTTTAAACATTGATTCTACAGTTGCTACACTTACTGGCTCACAAACACTTACAAATAAAACTTTAACTACACCAATTATTTCTAGTATTTCAAATACTGGAACTTTAACATTACCAACTTCAACTGATACATTAGTTGGTAGAGATACAACTGATACACTTACAAATAAAACTTTAACTAGTCCAGTTTTAAATGGCTCATTATCTGGTACTGCATTTTTAGATGAAGATACTATGTCTTCAGATTCTGCAACAGCAGTAGCATCACAGCAATCAATTAAAGCATATGTAGATTCTCAAGTCGCAACAGCAAATGAATTATCAGAATTAACAGATGTTAATATTACTTCTGCTGCAGATGGTGCATTATTATTTTATGATACAGGTACATCTAAATGGATTGACAATGTAGTATCTGGTGATATTACAATAGCAGATACGGGTGTTGCTGCAATTGGTTCTGGTGTAATAGTTAATGATGATATTAATGCAAGTGCAGCTATCGTAGATACTAAATTAGATACAATATCAACAGCTAATAAAGTATCATTATCTGCATTAGATATAGATGGGGCTACTGATATAG